TATCATAGCCCTCGCGCCTGAGGGTGAAGTTGTACTATTCACGAAACAAGTCGAGCGGGAGGGCGGCTACGCCTATCCTGCGTACCGTAAGCCGCGCGGTGAAGGCGCGTGGTACGTCAATATCGGATCGTTTATAGAATCGCGCTTCGATGGTCAACGCGTCAGCGCGGGTGCTGCGTTTTGCGAGAACGTATGGTGCTTAGTTCTAGATGACGTCGGTACGAAGTCTAAAACGCCTACGATCAGACCTACGTGGATCATTGAAACGTCTAAGGATAACTACCAATGGGCCTATGTCTTCCGGCTAGACGATCAGCCGCATAAGTCTGTCTATAGCGCCGCGATCAAGGCTATAGCAGCGGCGGGCTATACGGACCCCGGCGCTATCAATCCGGTCCGTAATATACGCATCCCCGGCTCGATCAACCTCAAGCCGGGACGCGGGCGGTTCGCCGCGCGTTTGGTTGAATTTAACCCGTCGCGCGAGTTTAGCCTTGAAGAGATTTGCAACGCCCTATCGGTCGTGCCGGGTGAAGCGGAGACCAACAACTTCCGACCCGGTGTCTTAAAGGATGACGGGTCGGATGATGTGCTGGCGTGGCTGGTCGAACGCAAGGAAGTCACGCAGGGCGGCAATTCGGCGGGCTGGTGGGGCGTTATCTGCCCTAATAGTGCAGAGCACTCGGACGGCAATCCAGAGGGCCGCTATATGCCCGCTTCGCGGGCCTATTGCTGTCTGCACTCGCATTGTACGGAGTGGGACTCCGCGCGGTTTCTAGCGTGGGTTGAAGAACAGGGCGGTCCCAAGCGGACCTATGGCCTACGTGATGAGTTATTGGCGTCGGTTGTGAATGGCGCGTTGTCCAAATTAACGCCTTCCGAGATGTTTACCGATGACGCCAAGGCCGTGATCGCGCAAGTCGAGGCGCGCGAACTGGGTCGAGTCGAGCGGTCTGGCTGGCATGAGCGGTTTGCCTATATACAGTCCGATGACGCGTACTTTGATCTTATAGAGCGTCGGGAAATTACGCGCCGCGCGTTCGATTCTACTTATCGCGGGATCAAGTGCCTATCCATTCACCAGACGGGTAAAAGCCCGCGCTTGATTAACGCGTCGCTTTGGTTTGATGAGAACCGTCAAGCGTGCGGGGGTCGCATCCTAAACGGCATTACCTATGCGGCGGGAGATTCGGTCCTTGTGTCGCGCAATGGTGAGGTGTTTGGTAACTGGTGGCGCAACGCGCGGCCGCCTGTGTCTGGTGTGGTGGGCGATATATCTATATGGCTCGACCATTGCGCGCGCTTGGTCCCAGAGCGTTCGGAACTAGAGCATATATGGGACGCAATGGCCTATAAAGTCCAACACCCAGAGATCAAGATCAACCACGCTATTTTGCATGGGGGCGATGAGGGCTGCGGCAAGGATACTATGTGGGCGCCCTTTATATGGGCGGTCTGTGGGGACGGCAAGATCAACCTCGGGATTGTCGATAATGACTCTATATCGTCTCAATGGGGATATCAGTTAGAGTCGGAGATCCTATTGATCAACGAACTCAAAGAACCAAACGCGGCAGACCGGCGGCAGTTAGCGAACAAACTTAAGCCGATCATCGCCGCGCCGCCCGATGTGTTGCCGATCAATCGAAAGGGACTTCATCCTTATATGATGCTCAATCGCGGGTTCGTGCTCGCGTTTACGAATGACTTAGTGCCGATCTCGCTTGGTTCGCAGGACCGCCGCTGGTTCTGCGTTTGGTCCCATGCGCCGCGCATGAGCGAAGCGGCCGGCCGCGCGATGTGGGATTGGTTCAACGCGGGAGGATTCGACTCGATTGGGTCTTGGTTATATGCGCGTGATGTGTCGAAATTTAACCCGGCCGCTACCCCGGCGATGACTGAATTCAAGGCCAACCTTGTCGAGAATTCGATGTCAAACGCGGAGTCATGGTTACTTGAGACGATCCGCGCGCGTCGGTCAATCTTCGCGCGTGGCGTGATCGGTTCACCGTTCCAAGGCGTTTGCGACACTTTAGGCGCGCTCGCTCCCGCGGGCGTGAAGCTGTATCAGGCCGCTCTACTTCACGCGCTCAAGGAGGCCGGATGGATAGATTGCGGCCGCTTATCGGCGCGCGCGTTGCCTACTCGCAAGCACATATTCTGCGCGCCTGATAACGCGGCCATGAGTGCGTCGGACCTTCGGCGCGCCGTTGAACCCGAACCCATAATGGGTAACGTAACGCCGATAACGGCGGCAAGATAAAAAAAACCCGCCTTTCGGCGGGTTTCTTAAAGGTCAAGAATTATCACTAAAATTGCGGCGAGAACCGCCGCAATCACTAACGACACAACGCCGCAATAATGGCGTCGGATAAAATGACGCTGCAAACGATAACCCAGCCGATCAGCGCGCCGGTTGCGTAAGTTTCGAGTTTCATTCGTCGACCTCCGGTTCGGCTTCGTAGTGTCCAGCAATCTCATGCCAATTGACGTCCGCGATAAATGCGCGGGCATAATCGCGCGCCAATCCTTCGGTACTCGACCCGTCGATATACTCTTCCGCGATCTCGCGCGCCGTGTCAGCGCTGAGTGTGCCTTCGTAGCCGTCAAACAATTCAAGGTTGACGCGCCACGTCGCGTAGTTAGTCCAGCCGTTGTAGTTACTCATGATGTGCTTCCCTTCAAAGTGTCGAGAATGCGTCAAACGTCCAGGACGGCGCGGCGTAACTAGTTAACCCCGTCATATCCCGATGAGGCATGAGTACGCCAAAAAACTTCGTATCGTTGAGCGTGATCGGCGCGGCCGATCCGCCATTGTGCCAAATTTTCAGGTTGACTTTTGATCCCAGACACTTATTGGCGGCCGCAAACTTAGCAATCAACGCGGGATCAAACTGAGCGACTTCGCCACTGCATTGTTGCGGAATGACGCGCGCAATATCGGGAAACTTCCCGTCGACGGCCGACCACGAAACGGTTGCGCCGCCAACTACGCTGATTGTCCCCGTCGCGCCGTCGGCTGTTTCGATTACCGCCGCGTCGAGTTTATTCTTCGCGGGCTTAAGCATTTTGATGACGTCGAGTGGCAACAGAAACGAAACCTTGTCGTCGACCTCATTTTCGGCCTCGACGATGCGGTACATCCCAACGCAAGTTCCGTTGGTCGCAGTCAAGATCGTTTGGGTTGCGTTCGCCTCGACGCGAACGCTGACCATATAAAAACGGATTTCCTTATCGGCCGCAAGTTGCGCGACGGCGTGGAGCGCTGAGAGTTTTACGTTGATCTTCATATGCTTTCCTTAGTGTAGTGAAGTGTAACGACGCGCAACTTGCGCGCCGTAAGTAGAGATTACCGCGCGCGCCGCGTCGCTGTCAATAGATGTTTGACACGATTTTCACAACCAGCAGTTGTAGGCAACGTGTCAGCAGAATGTCAGCAACCGAAGAAAAAACGTTGCCTACGCTCAACGTCAATACTGGCGCGGGTTCCAGCCGATGTTAGTCAATGTCAGCAATGCTTTTTTGATATTTGTTTCAAAAGTCAATTTTTATATATAGGGAATTGGCCGCGCTAATGGTCACCAAACCCCCACGCGTTTCTGAGCCGGAGCGATTTTTTTCCATTGCTAACATTGCTGACATTGCTGACATTTTGCCGAAAACCATGAGTTCCACGTTTTATAAGAAGTTCAAACCATTGCTAACCATTGCTGACATTAGTTATAGCTTTTAACAGAATCTAAAACCATTGCTGACAATTGCTGACATTTTTGCCGTTTGGCGCGAGGCCCCCGGGTAGGGCCTTGGCCCGACCGGTCACGGAAACGCACCCCCCGCGAACATTTTTTTTTTTTTTTTCGGTTGCTAACATTGCTGACATTGCCTACACTCCAGTCATGTTCAAATCTTTGCCACTAACAGTTCGTGAAGTACGGGCGACAGAGGCGCGTCTTCAATCCATCTATGACGCGGCAAAGTTAGGTCTGAAAGGTGACTCGCTGGCGCTGGCCGCTGGTATGTTGCCCGCTGAGTATCGGCAACTGTGTCAGCTAGACCCGGTTGCGGAAATGGCTGAAAAGAAAGGTCGCGCGGATAACGAGCGCGAAATCTCAAAAGTGCTGCACGACGCGGCGTTGGGTGGCGACTCCAAAGCGGCGTTAGAGATCCTGCGTCACCGGCACGAATGGACAGCCAAGCAAGAAGTCAGCGTTGACGTGTATCAGCGGATCAGCATTACCCAAGCCTTAGAAGCCGCGCAAACCAGAGTGCTAGAGAATGCAAAAACCGATCTATACATCAGCCGAAGAGCAAACGTTGATGACGCGGTTGTGGTCACCCGCGATAGCGAACGATCCTGAAGCGTTTGTATTGTTCGCGTTTCCTTGGGGGCAACCGAACACACCGTTAGCTAAGTTCCAAGGCCCGCGCAAATGGCAGCGCGAGATCTTGCGCGACATTAGTAAACACATCAAAGCCAACGAAGGCAAAGTCAACATGGACACGCTACGCGAAGCGGTGTCCAGCGGGCGGGGTATTGGTAAGTCCGCGCTGGTTAGCTGGTTGATCCTGTGGATGCTGTCCACGCGTATTGGCTCAACCGTTATTGTAAGCGCCAACAGTGAAGCGCAGTTGCGTTCTGTCACCTGGGGCGAACTAACCAAGTGGCAGGCGATGATCATTAACAGCCACTGGTGGGAAATCAGCGCGACTAAGATTGTACCGGCGGCGTGGTTGACCGAACTGGTTGAGCGCGATCTCAAAAAGGGGACGCGCTATTGGGCAGCGGAAGGCAAGTTGTGGTCAGAAGAGAATCCCGACGCTTACGCCGGGGTACACAACCACGACGGCATGATGTTGATCTTCGACGAGGCCAGCGGTATTGCTGACGCGATCTGGGCGGTGGGTGCCGGGTTCTTTACCGAGAACATCCTAGACCGCTATTGGTTTGCGTTTAGCAACCCCCGGCGTAACAGCGGGTATTTCTTTGAGACCTTTAATAGTAAGCGTGACTTCTGGCAGACGCGCCAAATTGACGCTAGGACGGTCGAAGGTACGGACAAGCAGGTCTACGAGCAGATCATCGCGGAGTACGGTGAGGATTCGATCCAAGCGCGCGTTGAGGTGTACGGCGACTTCCCAAGCGCGGGCGAGGATCAGTTCATTTCGCCAATGATTGTCGAAGACGCATTCAAGCGACCTAAGTACAAAGACGAAACCGCGCCTATAGTAATAGGGGTCGACCCAGCACGCGGCGGTTTGGACAGTACAGTCATCGTTGTCAGGCGCGGGCGTGACATTGTAGCAATCAAGCGGTACAAGGGCGAAGATACGATGTCGATTGTCGGACGTGTCATTGACGCAATTGACGAATACAAACCGACGTTAACTGTGATTGACGAAGGCGGTTTGGGCTACGGTATACTTGACAGGCTAACGGAACAACGGTATAAGGTACGAGGGGTAAACTTTGGTTGGAAAGCCAAGAACCCTGTCATGTGGGGCAACAAGCGGGCTGAGATGTGGGGCGCGATGCGCGAGTGGCTACGGTCAGCCAGCATCCCGCAGGACAAGATGCTCAAGGATGATTTGGTTGGGCCGATGAAAAAGCCCAACTCGGCGGGAACAATCTTTCTGGAAGGCAAGAAAGAAATGAAGTCTAGAGGATTGGCATCACCTGACGCAGCCGACGCGCTGGCGGTGACCTTTGCTTATCCTGTAGCGCATCGTGAGTACACGGAAAAAGCGCGT